CATCTATGTAAGGCCACTTCGGATATCGCAGTCGAGAACCTTTGTCCAAGAATATACAATGGGATACCATTCTGGAGCAAAGGCTTTGCATGGTGAGGCACATGCTAACATCAAGATGTTCGAGGACCCTATCGGAAGAGAGAAGGAAAGACTAATTGAGGATACAGAGTGTGACGCAATGGAAATAATGGCTACCACATTTTGCCATCAGCAAAAAAGAAAAGCTAAGATGATATCAGCAAGGAATAGAGCATTCACAAGAGATCACCTTGATGGTCAACTGTGCACTATCTCTACCTTGGCATCGACGAAGAGTTGTGTGAGAGTCGAGACACCTGAGGCAGTAAAGAAGAAAACAGAGTTCAATACACAAACACCTAAAAGGACGATCAACAAACACAGTAGCTTGCAGGATAAAAAGGCAGAAATGGCGGAAGGAGCATGCTGGACAAGATCAACAAAAGTGTTTGATGAGCTTTATAGAATATCTGCTGACCCTTCTCTGTCTACACCCATAGAAGTGACAGATACAGGTATTGAGCCGATTGCCATAACTGTGTTCAAGAAGGGTCAAAGGACAGTGGATGACAGAATCATCTACCAAGGCCCATACCAAACTAAGTGCTTCTTATACCTATTGGAGAGGCTTTACAAGCAGTGCTGCATGGATGAGCATAATGAGGTCATCTCTATTAGAGGTGATGCAAAAGTTGTTCTAATGGAGAAAGAAAGGAGGACCTGCTACAGCCAAATGGCATCAGACCAACTTAAGTATCCTAACATGGAGTATGGTGTCATTGAGATGGCTTCTGATGTATCAGGATTCTCTAAGAATGATCTGACCTCAAAGTACATATTCATGGTTGCAGCCACCATAAATCTAATGCCCAATGAAAAGTGGAAACTTATAGCCTTCCTGCTAGAGTTTATGAACAAAAAGTTAGTCATCCCAGACCATATACTTAAAGACGTTATCGACCCTATCCCAGGTGTGGATGACATGTTCAGAGAGGCCACAAACAACTTTGAAAGGAACTGGGTCAAAATGGAAGAGAACTGGGGTAATGGGTTCTTGAACTACACTGCATCTTATGCACACGCTATATGTATGTCAGAGTTGGAGGAGGCAATCAAGCTAGTGCAGCTGAAAAGAGGACTACCTCCATGCTACTTTGGCAATTTAGTGCACTCAGATGACAGTACATTAACCGTCTACATGCCCTTGAAGAGTAAAGCAAGTAGAGTAGAATTTGGCAACTTTGTGCTGAGTGTTGTAACAGATTCTATGAAGGACTGGTGCTTCAAGGTTAACCCAAAGAAGTCATACCTGTCACTAGTGATGAAAGAGTTTCTATCCCAGGTGAACCTGAACGGTGAGCAAATCGGCAATTACGTTAGGGCATTGTTCCCTGCAACACATGAGATGAACTATAAGCATTACTCTGAGGACATAACAGTATCACATTCAGGCATAGTAACTGCAATGATACTCGGTGCACCACCATCCCTAACAAAGCTAGCTAGTGCATTAGCACACTCTGCTGTGGAAGCTGCATTCAGCATAGGGCACAACCAAGTCAATGACATAAGTAAGGTGTTCCAGATGTCAAGAGAAGACCTCCCGACACTAATAGGAGGTGTGTCATATGCACCGGAGGCTCTGCAGATTGTCTTGGGACCACTAGCACATGATCTAGCCAAACTGAGAGATGTGGTAAAGAAGGCCAACCCGAAACCTGCTAAGGACATGGCCCAGATGGCAGACCTAATCTGTGACGAGACAATTGAGAACATGACAGATGAGGACAAGAAATTTGCCAAGGCTCTCCTTTTCTTAAGAGATGTGAATATACTATCCAATGTGGCTCTAGAGGATATACATTTCTCTCCTAAGATGTATCTGAAAGGTCTGTTCAAGCTGCAAAGGCATAAAACAGAACCAGGGAAAAGCCTGCAGTCAATGAAAGATTTCTTAGATATGACATCTCCGAGACCGGAGTATGAGCAAGAAGAAGAGATATTATCAAAAAGGAGACAAGGGCTTGAAGGCCTCGCACAGATTGTCCAATCAAAAATGAACAATCCATTCTGGGCTCTAGGTCCACCTTCTAACAATTCCAAATACAGAGAGTATGTAATGACCCTTCTCACTGATGTAAATTTCCGGGATGGTCTGGGACGAGACACACCACAGATGAACTATGTCCATCTGATATTTAACAAGAGAAAAGAAATAATTCCTGCAGATTTCATAGACCGTAACTTCAGTCCGGACAGGATCATTACTGATGATGCAAAGTCTCACGTGACGATAAAGACAGCCTTACTCTTGATGAATGAGAAGATAGAGTCAATGACTCTAACAGCAACAGACTTGAAGAAGATTTTCAGAAATTGCATTGTGCACCAGAAGCTAGCAAATTACCATCTAACTCTAGACATGAATACAATTGTCAACTCCAACACTAGACCCAAAATTACAAGGCTAGAGCACTTTTCTACAGGTGTCAGGACGAATGTTGTGAACAACCCTCCAAGAATGGTTCTTAAGAAGTACTTGGATGAAGAGCGGTTCATCGAGGAGGGGGATGAAGTAAGTGCAATAAACCTTCTAGAGGAGGATATAAAGAATCTTCATGTTGCAATGGACCCCTACAAGATCAGAGAGATGTACAGAGAGTCAAGGGATGCAGAGTGGAATGATCTTCTAGAGTTACATAGGAAATGTCGTATAATGACATTTTGCATCAAATTTTGTTTCACACATCTAACGGAGAACAAAGCTAGCTCTAGAGTCTTCTATCTGAAGGAGTCCCCTAATGCAGGACGGTTCTTCCCAGTATTAAAAGGTTCTCGGGTTCATGATGATTATTATGTAAACTACTTGGTTGCACATCATACCAGTGCACAAAACATCTTGAAGGATTCCGACCCTGTAGACAGTGAACTAGAGGATGCTTGTATGAAGCTGAAAGCTGTAATTAGCCATGTGATGCCTTCTATTAGAGACAACATAACAAAGCTGCCTGTAATTCTGTCTAGCTGGGGGATACATGGAAAGAGCCTACGGGAATGGCTAAAGATAATCATGAAACGAAACAAACATCTTCACTGGGCTGTTCCCCTTGCTGACTTGGCAGGAATCGGTGTCCCCTTCAGTGCATTGCAGGACCTTGGAGAAGGTAACAAGAAAGTCCTTGCTTACTGGACTCAACCTCACACAATAAGTAGAGATGCAATGATGGGGGACTTCACTGTAACCTACAAGAGTGCTAATGTCCTTGCCACATTCCAAGGACTGAATCAGCAGATCACGACTGTGAAGTGTGAGTATAAACATGGTCTATCTGACCCCGAAATAGAAGGTGCCTTGAGACCTATCCTAAACACTGTATTCCAAGACTTGCGGCTGGGAGTGAAGACCGAGGTTGTACATGACCCTGCTAGCACTGGATGGTGCTTGACTATGAACTATCATAAGTCGTTTCTCAAAATCACTAGGGGAATAGGGCACAGAAGGTTATTTGTTTGTGATGTCACAATGATAGCCACGCACAGATTGGCAAGAACCATGAAGGAAGTCCCATTCCGGATGGGCCAGAGAGACACACCGTTACCCTTCATGGCATTACCTGTCCAGCACGGGGCCACCGGGGAGATGGTGACTGTGAAGGTCCCTTATGCTGCACCATACCATATAGAAGAGATAGTTGAATTCCGGAGAGTAAACATAGGGCCTTTCAACTTAATAAGTTTAGTCTCAGACTCGTCCGTAGCACATGCCCTCAATGGATACTCTGAATCAATAGCTTTTGCAGCGGTAGACGAAATGACAGATGATAACTTTGATGTGTGTGTTGAGTTCTCTACAGGAGGTGAGCTGCTAAAAGAGGATGAAGCAAAATCAGTGGATTTCCAATTATACAGCTCTGTTGCAATAAAAGTGCATTCTGCGTACTATAAACATAAGAAAAGCATGGCAGAATGCATGAAGAACGGAACATTCAACTTTTGCAGACTCTTGCTTGCAGGTAAACTCAATGACCCAACGCAAATCCATAATGAAAACTTCGTGGTGCCTGGCTTACTCACACTGCTCTGCGATTTAGACAATATGAGACAAGAGCTAGGGATTTATAAATATTCCTTGTACAGACTCATTTGTGACATCTGCAGCGATTATAGAGGGGCCAATAGAAAACAGAGACCTTTAACAATGGCAGTAAAGACAAACTCATTGGTGACCCTAGAGACTATAAGGCAGAACCTGAGTAAAATGTCACCCGGAATTCAAGATAAACAAGCAACAATGGAGTGGATTGACCGAATGATAACATTGTGCAAAGAAGCAATGAAGGAGGAGACTGGCATTGACGATGAACTCTGGCAATAACACAGTTGGTACAACCAGGAACTAAACAAGTAGAGCACAACTTCAGAATACCAAGAGTACCAGACAGTAGAACTGACATCCAAAATCCCAATTTGTTGAAATTGGTATCTTGGCTACAGCGGTTTATTGCCCTTCAAGGCATAAAACTTAATAATACATTTTTATCAATAGAAATGTTGTCCAACCCGCA